ACCGCGCCATTTTATACCATCGTCTGAACGTTCAATTCTTGCTCTTGTTACGCGTCTTGACTGTTGAGAAGATTGTTTAATTGCAATTGTTGCAACATGCTTATAAATGCCTGTGTCAACGCCATAAGCACGACGAGAGTCATCGTTTGTTTTGATGTTGCCAAAATCGTAACCAATGTAAGCAGAAGCGAGAACACCATTGCCACGCTGAATGGAACGCCATTCTGTAATGTACATATCGAACGCGTTCGCTGCTGGAAAGTTTGGTAAATCGCCATTTGATACTGCCTCCCCTCTTCCTGTACAATCTACAAGTTTTCCTTGTTCATGTACGCCTAATAATTTATAAACGTTTAGTGTTGCACCACCGATATTCAAAGCTTCGTTGACAACACGGTCTATGTATTGATTACCTTTTTGATTTTCTAATTGGAAAGGTTTACATCTTAAATCGTCTGATTGGTTTGGTTTAAGACTTCTATTATCACGGGTTGGAACGCAGGCACGCTGATCCAAGTCGGTATTAATCGTACCGTCTGGATTCAACCCGTGATCTGGTCCAACTGTTCCTTCACAAGAACCATTTGAATAATCGTTACATGCCATTTAACTTTTTCTCTTAACGTTTCATGCCCATTTCATTCGATGCTGGTCTTTCGCCTGTATCACCAGAAACAGAAAAGTCCATGCCTTCTTCATCACCCATGCCTTCTTCATCACTCATGCCTTCTTCGTCACTAGGTAACAATGATTGGATTAAACGGTAAACCGCTTGGCGCATTTCTTCTAAGTCCATATTATTTTCTTCTGCATAAGCAGCAATTTCTTCATCGGCTGGTGTTGGGTTATCAGTAAAGAATTGTTTCAACTCTTCAATACCATCATCACCCATGTCATCACCCATGCCGTCGTCCATGTCATCCATGCCATCCATGCCATCAACACCGTCTAGATCTTCTTCTTCTTCTGCACGATTGCGCATTTGAAGAAGGTCGCTAAGTTTATACGCCTTAAGCCTATTATCTTTCTTACGTCCGCCCATCATACCGATAGGTTCTGCGGTACGCATTCCCATACTACTTTCACCATCGGAACCCATGCCACCATAGCCTCCCATTTCTTCAATAACTTTCTTCAAATTTTTTGACACAGTACTTCTCCTTAACTTGTATTTTGTAAAATTAAATATTCTATAATCAACCTAATATGAATGTAGAGAACATCCCAATATCCTCTGGTTGGTCAACAATAAATTCATCGATCTGATTTAATAATTCTTCACGATAAGATTGTGCGATTGTAATTAATTCACTCGCATTTAATGAAATACCACCACCCGCACCAGGCAACGACGCAAATCTACCACGTATGTGTGATAATACCATCATCGCTTCCGACAATGCATAACGCTCAATCCAAGTTTTAATATAGCGGTCTTTAAGTAAATCTTGTTCAGTCCGTTCAACCATACAATCGAGTAAAATTCGTTCAGGTCTAGTGAATGAATTAAACAACGAAAGAACACGATCATTTTCGTGGAAAGTGAACGTCAATCTTGTTGCAAATAAATGTTCAAGCTGTTCAACATACTGCGACACTAAATGGAAACTTGTTAAATCGAAAGTACCCATGTTATATAAATGTTGCAATACTACTTGGCCGTAAACACCGGAACCATGTGCAGATGACAGGAACGCAGACGTAAAACGGTGCGCAGACGTAACGGTAACAATTTTATTGTATCCCATTAACTTATTCGTCATTATGTATTGTTGTTTTCCTGGTTCTATGTTTAAGAAGAAAAATCCTCTACGATAAGCAGAACTGGAACGTTTTCTAAACGATTCGAGTGCACCTTGAATTGCAGTATCTAACTGGTAATTAGTCAGTTCAACTTCAACAACAGGATAACCAAGTTGGGCGCGAATACTATCCATTAACTCGCGTCGCTCATCTGGCGTTCCATCGTCACCAACACCAAGTTCAGCATAGGAAGGCACGCCTGACTGACCATCATTTCCTGCCACTGGTGCAAGAATGTGCCCTATTGGGGACAAGTTACTCCATAAGAAAGTATCATCGGAAATGTATCTGGCTTGATAAATTCTACCGCTTGTTCCACGCTCAAATGTATATTGTGTTACTGGATCAATATCAAATTCAGAATAGTCTGCGAAACCAGTTGCAGTAACACCTTGAGGTGCGGAAGGAGAACTAGAAAGAACTGGTACAACAACTGCAGTATCACTACCTTTTTTAACTGTTGCGAACGTTATCCCACCACTAGTATTAAAATATGCAGTCACTGTAGAAGTCGCGGTAACCCATGCACTACCGTTCCATTCTTTCAAAACTCCAACAGAACTGTCGTACCACAAATCTTTTCTTACTGGAACATGTGGTATCGTAGAAAATACTACAGAAGACCAATTGACACCATTGCGAATGTACAGAGCAGTGTTTGTCGTGTCGAACCAATATGTTCCGTTTGGTATACTGTTCGGATCAATTTCTGAGTCGATTGGATTTATTACATTCCAACCAGAAGTAGGCGTACCCCACACATTCCATACGTTCGTTGATGCGTTATACCAACCTTCTCCAACGCCAACCTGTGTTGGATCTGTTGCCTTTTCGACGTGTGGCACAACAATAAAATCAGCACCATCAAAACGTTTTAATATTTTAGTAGTTGGCTCGTACCAAACAGTATCAACCACTAACGGAGCTGGTAATGTAGGGTCTAATGTAGAGGAAACAAATCTAACAACTTGATCCCATTCATTGTTAACAACGTCCCAAACAGACAACATATCATTAGTAGAATTCCACCATAAGTCACACGAAGCGACAGCGGCTGGATCTTCTTGCCATACTAGTACATCTGTCTCCAGCCAGCCTGCTGGTGCAGTAGTAGAATATACCTTTAATTCTTCTGTTGATGGTTTGTACCATACTAAACCATCCGTTAATGTAATAGGTTCAGTTTCCCGAACCTCCGATGTAGTAGGAATATCTGTCCATGCAGAAGCCGCACGAATATATAATTTACTATTCGTATCGTCAAACCAATACGTACCATCGGATAGTTGGTTGGGAGCTTCTGCCCAATATATTGCAGACTTTTCTTCCCATCTTACAGTTAGATCATCCCAACCAGATAGCACCAAAGTTGCAGTATTATACCAATATGTTCCACATTCAACCGTAGGACAAACTGTTGGGGCAGTTAATGATATTACGGTTTCTTGGTTGCACCATGTAGTACCATCCCACTTACGTGCAATCGTATTGTCGTACCAATATAATTCACATAATGGGTTCGCTGGATCGGAATCGCTTTCTAAAAAGTCGATAATAGTCCAACCCGTTGGGGCAGGAATGTTGTTGCGTTGTAAGGTTTTAGTTGTAGGATTATACCAATACGTACCCATCCCTATATTAGCAGGATCAGTAGGCTCTGACATAGAATCTACTGCGTCATAACTCTCACCATTAAATTGGTACAACTGTTCTTCTGTGGCATTCCAATAAAAATCATCCGAATGTGGAGGTACTGGTGACTGTGGTGGGTTACTCGATAAACTTATTTGTGAATTAATAGAATCCAATAAAGCCTGGTATGTACCAGCATCAATGCCGTCGATATTAATTTGTATGGTTCCATAATCATAGCCACTTGGGAATGAATTATCTACAACTAGATCAAATTCATAGTTAACACCTGGGATTAGTCCTGTACCATCCGTTGGTAAAACACCCCCACTATTACCAAGACTAATCGTTTGGTATGATGGTATACTCGTACCATCTTTACTACCATAGGTATCTGAGTAAGCACGGATACCGTCTGAATGGTAACGATTTTGACAATCAAGGGCATAACCACCGACGTAGTAGGAAACGCCAGGTTCCAAGTCACTTATAATTAAAGAGGTTGTTAATTCTTCGCCGCGTGCCTTTTGCTCACATTCGTAAACTGCACCTACAACAATGGCAGTACCAATCATATCGCCTGTGCTTAGATCGAAATTTGCGGTTGGGTCGGCACCATATACTGTGCCGTCTTGTGGAATATTGGAAGCGTCAAGAGGTTCGGTGCTTAGGAGAAGTACAATACCCGCATATGCGCCAGGTTCACCCGCTGCGCAGCCGTGTGCTGGTGTTGGTATGTTCCATTCAATGGTTCCCTGGCCTGTAGCCGGAACGCCCTGCTTGAACTATAACTTTATTTCTTGGCCTTCTGTTCTTAAACTATGTGCAGAATCGCCAATCGGGTCAAATACGGACATATGATACTCCTGTAATATGCTACAAGGTATTTATACTATTGG